CTTTAGTCTTATATAGTTTTCTATCTCATCAGGCTTTACAAGGTATGGAACCACAATTAAACGAACTCCTTTTTCCTCACATCTTTGTTCTTTTAATTTATCGCGATAAAGTTGTTCCTCAAAATCTTTCTGGCCGTTTCTGTGGTAATATGGGCTATATTTATAGTGTTGTATACCGTTATATTCTATACCTAATTTAAGCTCGTCATTATACATATCAATTTCCATATTTTTACCTGTTTTATCATTCTTAAGAAAGTCTGGTCTTATCTTGTGAAATGGTCTTTTGAAGAGACGTTCAGCAACTTCTTTACATATTCTTTCACCTTTACTATCAGACTTCTTTTGTGAGGGTATGTGTAGAGTTTTTTGAGAGTGAATTAGAGGGTTGTCATCAGAGTAAATTTCAATAAGTCCTTCTTCGAATAGTTCAGGTTTAGAAAAGTGAATATATAATATGGCTGCAAAGAAGAGGAGAAAAATGAGTATAACAACATAAACACCATATTTATTCCACCATTGTGATAGAGATATTTTCCTTGCCATTTTAATTTTATAAAAAGGTTTTTTTTTCTTTTTTATAAAATAAAAAAATGGTATTTACATATGAAGAACATATTAGCAAGTTAGAAACAGGCAATAGTGCCGATAATATAGACGACTACTTTTATATTAAAAGTTCAAGAAGTAATTCCCCGTCAAATAATCGCTTTGAAGATATTGCTTTTAATTTATTATCAAAGCTTAAAAAGTCCTCGCCAAACTCTTCACCAAAAATTACCCCTACATCATCCCCATCTTCTAAATATTATTAGTCGCGTAGCTCCTGTTTAGTCGCGTAGCTCCTGTTTAGTCGCGTAGCTCCTGTTTAGTCGCGTAGGATTAAATAAACTTACTTGAGCCGTAAACAATAAGGATGACTAACATAACAATTATAACCTTTGTTATATTGTCATTTTTACTTACTTTATAAATGGTAGATTGTGAGGTTTGTGTAAAGAGAAGATACATAAATACAGCACCGATTAAGAAGAGCTTAACTTCTCTTGGAATAAGTTCAGGTTCTTTTGGAGCGAAAATAGAGTTAATGAATTCCTGGTCTGGAGAAAGGGTTTCATCTCTATCAACAGGAACGTCTTTTATAGCATCACCAAAAGGAGTAGTCATTTATAATGTTAAAAACAAAATATTTAACCCTTTGTATTCTATTTTATAAAATTTTACTTTAAAGTATAAAATAGTGATAATAAAAATGTCAAGCTACGATGATGAAGACCAAGTTTCAGATGAAGTTGAGGAATATGAAATCTCTAATCTTTTGAATTTTTTCAAGAAAAACAGTATCGCTGTAAACGGTATTTTTACGTTTGAAGGAAGAACTGTATTCTTGTTTATTCAGTATCTTTTAACCGGTATTGACTTTTTTATTTATATTCCTTCAAAATTTGTTATAAAGCCTGATAGTAGTGTAAAAAACTACTTTCACATAAATATGAAAGAGGAAGAACAAGAAGAAGAACCAAATACTGTAAGTATTTTTAAGAGTAAATCAACCCCAGAAATGACAACTATTTCTAAGGAAAGTTTAGAAAGATTTGTGCCTTTATTTGAGGAAAGTGTTTATAAGCTTGTATATATCAATAAAGAAGGGTTAAGTTATATTAACAGATATGATACTGTGGATAAATTTAGCTTTACAAATCCATTTAATAAAAATGGATACTTCTTTATGACTGATTTAGAAAACTTTTATAAAGAAAGTTCTAATCTTGAAAAGAACCTCTTAAGTCAAGAAACTTTGTTATTTACAAAGATAAATAATGCGTTTGATAGTCAGCTTCCTTATCTCTACAATGTATTAACCGAAGTTAGCGTTGATGCAAAGAAGTATTCTGGTAAAAATGAAAACGACTTATATAACGCTAGAATTAAGAAGATAAACGGAATTATTTCTAACAATAAAAAAGAGGGTAAAAGTACAGTAGAATGTATTAACGTTATGTCTAACCTTCGTTCACATAATTTGAAGAATATATTTTACATGGAGAAGATTATTCAGTTCCTAAAGGAGATTAAGGAGATGAAAGAAAATTAATAAAAGGAGCTAAAGCGTAAAAATGAATATTGAAGATATGCCTATTATGGCTACAACTATAGCTGTGTTATCAAGATTTATATTTATGTGGTTATTATACGTCAATAAAAGTACAAATACATATTCTTTAACTTTTTGTATTCTATCAATAATCTCGTCTTCAATGTGGCTTAATTATTCCATTTACATAAACAACTTTTCTCTGGTATATAGAAGCGCAACAGAGATAGGTTTGTTAGGGGTGTCAATGCTGTATATAATAAGGAATAAAATAAAGAGTAAAAATGAAGTTCTTCCACTTAACTCTTAGAAACAACATATTTTTAATTTTATTTTTTTTCTTGAAGACATAATAAAAATGGCATTACATATTAGAAATCAACATATTAGAGCACAGCCTCAACAACAACATGTTAGAAAAAACCAAACTGCTATGGAAAAATTCCAACATATGTTTTCCTCACAAATGCAACGTATCAGATCATCTCCAAAACAAATGATTGGATGGATTTTAGGGTTTATCTTTATGGTCATATTAGTCTTAGTCACACTTCACTATTTTAGACTTTATTCCTTTCCATTCTTAAGCTTCATTCCACAAAAGCCAGCACCAGCATCCCACTTGCAATATTTCTTCTTTTAATTTATTTTCTCTTAATGAATATAAATGAATAACAATCCTCAAAGAGAATGTTCCGAAAACCCTAATATACACACATATGGTGAGTATATAAGATGCTTGAATTCAAAGATTTCCAATCCATATACTATTGGGTTAGAAGTAGCCCCACCTTCAAGTATTGTAGATATAATAAAATATATAGCTATTGGGGTTGCAGTAGCTATTGTTTTACTTATTATATATTTCTCAGTAAAGTTAAAGATAAGTCCTTTTGATTTAGTAAAGTATTTTTTTTAGATAAATTATTTTTCTCCAAGTAAGAATAAAGATGTCATCGCCCTCTAAATTAGAAAAAGAATGCAACTTGAGTTCAGTCTCAGCCGAAGATTATAAAATATGTATGGATAAGGACCATCTTCCTGTCTATAAACTTAACATAATACATATGACACCAAATCAAGCTATGAATAGGGCATTTATGCTTTTGTTAGTGTTATTATTTTTACACTACATCAAGGTTATAACATTACCGCTTAAATTCATCCCACAAATGAAATAATTTTTTTAACAGTTTTATCAACTCTTAAAAAAGTAAAAGTTAAAGAATATGACTTAAAACTAGTAAATGGAGGAAGATGACATACTACACATAAACGAGAAAATATTAAAATATTTCTCGGTTGAGACAGAGAGTAATTATACTGTTTATATAAAACTTATACAAACACTCTTATGGCAAGGTTTAAATTGCACAGTCCCTTACGGTATAGTAAATGAGAAAAATGAGCTTGAAGTTATATCTAAGAAATATGATATAACTGAAAAATCAAAAAAGAAAAAACCGGAGGAAATTACCTATAGAGAATATAAAAATCTATACGAGTTTGTTATGAGCCTTGATACTTATTTATCAAACTTAAAGCAGGAAGAGGAAATGTATAATTTTAAGACTATGTATATACTGGAAAAATATAAGAATGAACTTACAAAACCTAAAGTATCAACGTTTAAAGGTAAGAATGAAAAATCAATAAATGAAGAGTTACAAGATTTAGTTTTAGAGTTTAATTCAATACTTGAAGAATTAAAGGAAAAAAATCTTTTTTTTTATTCCGAACGCCTTTCCTATTACCTTAAAAAATACAGAATGAATACAGTCTATACAGTATATAATCCCTTTGAAGACAATAATATTACGGTTAAGAGGAAGAAGAAAAACTATTATTGTAAATGTTTTGAAAAAGGAGAAGATTTATCAGGTAATATTATATGTAAAAACTGTGGTAAAATATATAATGAATTAGAAGAAACTGTAAATTATAATGACTATTCACGGGTAAATATAACACAGAGATATCATTACGAAAAACGATGCCATTTTAGAGACACAATAAATCAATATCAAGGAAAACAGAATAAATATATCCCACAAAAAGTATATGATGACGTCAACTATATGATAAAGATGCACGGATTAAAAATAGAAAATGTAACTATAAAACATATTGGAATGTTTCTCTCAGAAACAAAAAATTCAAAGTATTATGAAGATAAACAGCTTATATATAGTATCATTACCAATAAGGAAAAACCAGATATAAGCAAATATGAGAAAAAATTATTTGAAGACTTTGAAAAACTAGTTGAAGTCTTCCTTAAAATTAAAGGTGACCGTAAAAACTTTCTTCACGCTCATTATGTCCTTACTCAACTTTTATTAAGACAAGGAGTAAAACTACCCGAAAACTCCCTTAATAGTCTAAGGACACCTGCTCGTCTAAGAGAACACGACGATATATATCAAAAATGTTGTGATATTCTTGGGTGGAACTTCACCCCATTAGCTTAATTATAAACCTGTATTTTAATTCTAAAGCATCGCAGTTTATTCTAAGCCATTTTAATAAGTTTGTAGAAATATGTTGTAACGAATACCCTCCAAGTATATTATCTGTTATATAGCTTATCTCTATGGTCTCATCATCTTTCAATTTTTCCCAATTATCTTTTATCGAGTTAAAAAACTCTATAGAAGTTACACCCTTCTTTCCCCCATATTTAAGGTAAATATCAAATAAATATCTTATCCACCACGTTCCTTCCTCTGTTTTTTCTTGTGATGTTGGTGCATATGAAACACCCTGAACTATGTTTTCTTCTTTAAACATTCTTAAATTCTCCTCAAGTTCTTCTATATTTCTAATGATGTTATTTAAGGTTATTTTTAGTATCTCAATGCTGTCAGTTATATATTTTTCACTTTTTTTCTTTTTTGTCTTTATAAAATCACTCTTAATTTTAACCACAAAAAATGTGTTTCTGAAGAAATTTACCTTGTTTATAACATATGCCATCTGAATGTTATTTAACGTTACATTCATCCCTATACCGTTTTGTAGCACGCTACGCAAACTTGTGTAATTTACAGGGGGTTGTGCTACTATGGAAAATATAGTATTGCACAATAAAAAAAATTCATGTATCAGGTTTTCCATCTTATACTATAACTAAAATATTTCTTTATATTTTTTCATCAATTTTAAGATTGCCGCTTCTTTTGCTTTTGCCTCTACTTCTATATTGATACTTGTATTATATTTTTCAGGCACATCTAAAAGGTGTTGTGGAATAACCTCTATAAAATCAGAATGTGCTCCGACATTCTTATCAGGAGCTTGTTCTGATATGTGAAAAACTGGAGGTAAACCCTCCCACGTTTCTACAATCTCATCCATCATATCTTCAATGTCCTCTTCTAAATCATTCTTATTATAATGACAATGATAACAAGTATGATGATGAGTATCGTAAATCATTGGAATTTTACAAGCTTGTGCTATAGTCAAACAATCTCTAACTGAATAACACTTTTCATCATTTTCTATTGCTAATCTATCCTTGACTTTACGCGGTAAATCATCAAACTGTTCTATCCAACGTCTTGTCGACGCTTCTTTGTCACCATAAACACCACCTCCGTGAACACACAAAATACCTGTGCTGTCAATATCCATATAGTCAAGAATATCAGCGTGCATACTAAGGTCATCTACGGTATGTTGAAAAACATCAGGATTTTTAGCCCCGACTTGGTTGAATTGACCTGGATGCATTGTAATACGGTGATTTTTTCTATTACAATAATCACCAGCTTTTCTAAGGGCATCAATTGCAAAGTCCATAGTATAAGGCTCAGTTTCCTTATCTGTAAAGTGAGGAAAAATTTCAGAGGATAATCTAAGGTGATGAATATTGTTTGCAATATTCCAATCTACAAGGGTAGTAATATCCTCAATATTTTTGAGAGCAAAATCTTTAGCACGTTCTACACTGAATGTTCTACGAGGCATACTTCTACTACAAAATACCTCAACATTTTTACGTGAGCCAACAGGCTTGTGTTTTCTTAAGGAATTGTTGATACAACAAAGACCTAAATGAACCTGACCTTTAGGTGCAGAAATACGTTTGTGTTGAATGTTAGTTGATTTCATAATGAATAATTTCAAGATACTTTTATGTTGAAATTATTATTTTTTTTCAATTAGATTTCCGAATGTAAATTAATTTTATCGCGATAAAATTTAATCTCTATAGTATATACTACGTTGGTCGTGCATACTAATAAAACCTTCCTTCTTAGAAGGCTTTCTTGAAAAGATAAGATATAAGGCAACTAAGGCAATAGCTATGTGTAAATTAGACATCTTTTTAATATTAGGAAAAGATAAAAAAATTAAAAATCATCTAATCCTTCAACCTCAATTTCAGGTATTTCTTCAAGAGGAGGTATCTCGTCATCATCTATTAAAGGCTCCTCTACTTCTACATTTTGTTCTTGTGGTTGAGCTCTTTGATATTCTTTAATAAACTTCTTTATGAGGGAACTATCAACTTGTTTTCCAAATATTTTTTTAATGTATCTCTTAACGTCTTTTCTAGTTATAGTTTCTAAATTACTTTTATCCAAAAATTTAAAGACTTCATCTCTAATTTGACCGTCTAAATTTTCATTAAAAGGTTGTACTTCAACTTCCTGCTCTTCTAAATTTGCAATTTCATCAACATCTTCTCCTATATCAATATCAGGTATATCTTCTACAACTTCATAATTAACAACTGGTTTTAGACCTATACCGGCAAGCTTACGGAATAATCTTTTACTGACATCATTTACAGTTATGGCAATAGATGTAATACCACTTGGAGCTTCATATACTTCTTTCTTCTTAGTATTAAGCTCGTCAATTTGTTTTTGTATTTCAGCAATCTCTTCTTCAGATTTATTTTCATCTTTTGCTTCTTGAAGTTTTAATGTAAGAGCTTGCATTTCTTCTGTCATAGGTTTGTCTTTTTTCAATATAATAGGAACTTCCATACTTTGACAACCGTTATGATTACCACCTTTACTTACATCACAACTACAAGGTTGATTTTCAATTGAATTTTTCTGTATGATTTCCATATAACTATCAAGAAGTGGTTGTTTCTTCTTATAAGCAGCCTCGTAAAGCATATCATCAACACTATCAAAGAATTCATTACTTCCAAGAGGTTTATGTAAAAGCAGACGATAAACTGTAACATTACGTTGGTCTTCAGGTAAATGAGAGTGAGATTTATATCTTATACCTCTTCCTATAATTTGTTTATCAGATGAAGCATTCCAATTACTTTCCATAATAATAATGTTTCTAACACCCTTTAAATCTAATCCTTCACCTCCCGCCTTTGAAATAAGGAGAATTTTTGCCTGGTCGTTGTTGAACTTTTTACGGGCTATTTTTCTTACATCACTATTAACATCTCCTGATATATAAAGGTATAATCCAGGTCTATTTAACGCGTCTAATCTTTTTCTTAAAAGGTTCATTCCGGCTTTTTTCCAATTACTATAAACAACAGACTTTCTGCCTTCATCTGCTTCTTTAGTTATAAAATCAATAATCCAGTTTATTTTAGGGGATAATTCTCCATCAAGAGAATTTATAGCTACTCTAAGGTTATGATAAAAGAAATCGTTAATCTTAGGGTCTTTTTTACTTTTATCTAAAAGTGAGTTCTCAACATCTTGATATTTTTTATAATATTCTGGGTCCATATACATATCAATTACCTTATCTTCTCTTTTAGGGTAGTTTTCGTCTACCAGCCCCGAGGACTGGATTAAAGGAGGGTAATAATAACTTACTTTACAATTTACCATATTTCCGAGACTTTCAGTAGCTGTTTTTATGAATTGCTCTCTACTGAGGGCTTTTTCAGGTTCATCACCGTTTAACATCATTATTATGTTTCTAAGGTCAAATATATTGTTAATTAACGGAGTAGCGGTTAATAAGAGGACTTTGAAGGCACTTGCAGCACATTTCATTATCATATAACTTTTACTTCCCTTCTCTAAGGCAGTTTCTTTCATAAGAGTTTCAGTTCTTAAATTATGGGCTTCATCAATAATTAAAAAAGTATTTCTACAATCAATCTCATTTTTTCTTTTTTGTAAATTTATATATTCATCATAAGAATAAATTTCAATTCTTGTATAAATATTTTCGTCATTATCAAGGTTTATTCCAAAGCGTTTTATCTCTTTTTGCATATTTTCTACGAGAGACAACGGAGTTATAATTATAACACGAATATTAGGATATTTTGCCATAATACAATTTATAGCTGCAACTGCTGACAAGGTTTTACCGGTTCCTGTAGCGTGAATTGCCAATAATGAACGGTGTCTTAACATATGCTTAACTAAAGCCTTTTGATGTTCTCTTAATTCTTTATCTTTTGTAGGTGCAATCATACACGATAATGTTGCGTCAGTTTCTGTGTTATTCCAAACTGGATTTTTATCAGTATTGAAAGTCATTTTCTCTCTTAAATATGACTTTTGTATAGCTCTACATAATTCTTTTTGAGTTTTATGTCTTGTAGTATCTATGTGTCTTCTTACGGCAATTCTTGTGAGAGTAGGCATATCATATAAGGCACAATTCTTTTCATCAAAATCTTCGGGTAAAATAAACATATCATCTCTCTCATAAATTATATCGCATAATCTTTCCTTTTTTAATAAAAGGGCTTTCTCAGGTGGATAACCCTTTTCTTGTAAAAAATCTTTATGGTCTTCAAGTAAGGACTTTTTGCTCATACTTTTAATACACTCACCATACTTAGTAGCTTGAACCTCACTTGGATTTGTATAATTTATGTTTAATTCTCTACATAGTCTTTCAATAGACATTTTTTCAGCTTCTTCTTTAGGGTATAATTCTATGTCAGTCATCATTTTGACAAGTTCATCTTTAGAATAAGCATTATTAACTTTATTAGGTCTTGGCCCGCAAGGTCTATTCATCTTTTCTTTAGAATAAAAAAAAGATAAAATTTAAATTACATTAAACTTTCAACAGCATTTGGGTCTCTTCTGTCTTTTTGAAATTCCCAAGCTACAGGGGAACCAAACTTAAAATTCTTAGGAATTGCTTCTGGATTTGCCTTATACCAAAATAAACATTCTTCCGGGGATGTTGCACTTGCTGAATTCTTTATAACAAGAGCAGTATAATCACCGGTTATTGTATCCATCAAATTATTAAAATCTTGAAAGTGATGAATACAAGCTCCAAAATACTTGTGTAATTTTTCTCTTGTAGCAATAATATTCTCCTTGAAAATGAAGGCATAATCATAGTTGTTTCTAATAGCTGGAGGAATATCTAAGCAATACTGTAAAGTTAAAATATGAAGCATAGCCCAATGTCTCCCATTTTTATAGTAATCTTGAAAAATAGGTTTCTTAAGAATTTTCGGGTCATCTGTGCAATCATCTACAATATGTAAAGCCCAAGGGTATTTTAACCATTCTTTTGCCACTTTTTGTCTTATCTTAAAATTTTCCATTGCCTTTAAGTCAAGCTTATTATAGATACATACATCTGGAATAATACTTGAAAATGCGTGGTTACTATCCTCTGTTCCTGAGTAAACTTGCGCCACAGGAATTAGATGGGCCTTTGAGGCTATAATGTCCTTAATTAACGAGCTCTTCCCGGATCCCGCTTTACCTATAACTATAATCTTGGTGCCATCTTCATCCTTTTTGCCTTTAAATGGAGGCATAGTATTAAAATCAAAAGGTCTAATATTTATGGTTTTATTACGGTCTTCATCGTCACTATTAAAAGAACGTTGAGAACGTCTTGATGAACGTTTTTCATCATCGTATTTTTCATATTCATCATCACTATACATTTAATAGAAAAATTATAACCTATTTAAATTATAATTTTTTAACTTAAAATCCACGGTTCATTCTAATGAATTGAGCGACTGCTGCTGGAGAAACTCCTGCTGCTGCTGCAACATTAGCAACTGCTGCTGGAGCAACACCTGTAGCATTAGCGACTTGTTGAACCATTTCTGGGTTAACAACTTGACCTTGAGTGTTAACGGTAGAAGGAGTTTGGTAGAAACGTTGAGCAGTTGAAGCAGGGATTGGAACAGCTCCGGTAATACCATTCATTTCACCGACTGTAGCGAATTCATAACAGTCTGAGGAGTTATATACATCACGATATAAAGAAGAACAATTATTAGACATTTTATTTACAATTGAGTAAAGAAAAAAAAAGATTTTTTTAATCATTTTTACAATAATGAATGATGGGAATGAAAATATATTATTGGAGATGGTTAGAAAGAACATTAATGACGCTAAAAGAGACATAATAATTGATATCAATGATTGGACAGAGGAAAATGAAAAAGAGATAAAACGCCTTTCAAATATCTGTAAAAATGACGCTTACAACTTGTATAAAAAAGGGTATAATATGACCCGATACGGTAAATATATAAACTTAAGCACAATTGTCCTTAGTGCAGTCACAATTTATATGGCTTCATCATCTATTTCTTCGTCTATAAAAGACCCTATAATAACAGTGTTTGGTGTGTGTAGTATCATATTAAAAGGAGCATATCAAGTTTACAATTACTCGGAAACAGGAGGTATTCTAAAAGAAGTAAGTAGAGGTCTTGATAACCTTGCAACAAATATAAGATGTGAGATATATAAACCAGTAACATTAAGGAAGGAATTTGCTCAACTCATTTATGACGCTCAAATTGAACGAGACCAACTACTTACTAAAGTAGATAAAGCTGAATAAAAGACTTTTTACGGGGTTAAAGGAAACTTGTATTGTGATTAAATGAACTTTTATGATAAAATAGAAGATGTTGAATCAATAAATCCTATTTCTGGCTTATATTTATTTACATACACAAAATATAATAAATCATACTGTAAAATAGGTATGACATCAAGACGTATTCATGAGAGGCTATATGAATATAGATATCAACAGAAAATTGAACCCACAAAAATAGTTTATGCAGAGACTCTATCTTATAAACAAAGAGAAAAAGTAATTCTTAATTTTTTAAAATATAAGAATATTTTACCTATAAAAGGAAGAGAATATTTACCCCTAATTATAGAGATATTTTAGAGAAATTATTATTAATAGTATGTTCTTCCGATGATATAACTGTATATGAAAAAAGCGTTAATAAGGCTATTGAATACCGTCTAAAAAATGAAAATATAACATATATTGAATCTAATACTGAAGTTGAACCTAATATTGAAGTTGAATCTAATACTGAAGTTGAACCTAATATTGAAGTTGAATCTAATACTGAAGTTGAATCTAATACTGAAGTTGAATCTAATACTGAAGTTGAATCTAATACTGAAGTTGAATCTAATACTGAAGTTGAATCTAATACTGAAGTTGAATCTAATAATAGTGTAAAAGAATATCCTATTTGTTTAATATGTGATAAAAAATTCTCTACTAAATATAACCTTAATAAGCATCTTAGAGAAAGTAAGTCTTGTTCAAACTCGAATATTCAAGACAATAAACAAGAATGTTTATGGTGTAAAGGTAAGTATGATAATATTAAAAATCATATAAAGAGCTGTAAAACAAGCAAAGAAGTAATTTATTCTATGCATCAAGGTGAAATTGATAATCTTCAAAAGGCTAATCAACAAATAAAAGACCTTCAAGATAAGTTGTATAATTTAGCAAACAAAACAACTGTTACAAATACTATAAATAATACAAGAACTTATAATGCTATTTTAACTTGCGATAAGCCTCTTATTTTAAATAAAGAAAGAGTTCTTTCACTTATGATTGATAAATGCACAATTAACCATCTTAAAAAAGGAGGAAAAGGTATATGTGATTGGTTCTTAGAAAGTGTTTGTATAAACGATAGTGGATTAATATGCATAGAATGCTTTGATAGAAATAGAAAAATGTTTAGGTATGAAGATGATAATGAAAAAATAAAAGAGATTTCAGGGGAAGAAATAGTCGATATAATAAAAAGTTGTCTTCCTTCTTTTAAGAAAACCATATGTTATAGTGGATTTTTAAATGAAGTATCAGAAGAATGTGATAGAAAATATGGGTATGAAGAAGCTTTACTTAAAAAATGTGAATATAAGGATAACGTTGACTATATGAAAAATGATTTTATAAAAAGACTTATTGAGAGAACACACAAAGATGGTCATAATTGTTCTTTAGGTATAAAGTATATAGTAGAAGAAGCTGAATAATTTTATAAGTTTAAGTTGACCTATAAAATTAATAATTATTTATGGTTGGATAATTTTTCATATTCTGCCTTAAAAATTCTTTCTCTCAGGTATGTTGTGCTCCAATTATGGTCTCTTGAATGCCAATGTATTTTAATAGGTAATTCATGTCCTGTATATTCTTTACCTTTCCAATCTGTTCCTAATACTCTAACATCAGGATTTAAGTGAGTTAATATTTTGTGTAAATCTTCCTCTGTAGAATACTTTATAACTTCATCTACATATCTACAACCTTTTATTTGTATTTCACGCTCTTCATACTCTTGTATAGGCTTATTCTTATTCTTTCGGTCTAAAGTAGGGTCTGTATGTAAACCTACTACTACTAACTCTCCTTGACGCTTACAATCCTCTAACATTAAAATATGACCACAATGTAAGATGTCAAATGCGCTACAACAAAACACTATGGTTTTACCTCTAGATTTAATCTCATCTATTTGTTTAATTATTTCCTCTGAAATCATTGTTTTACTAATATAAATCAAGTCTTAAAATTAATAATTATTTTCTTATTTAAAATATAAAAAATGAAGTCAAAACGCCGTTCCGGTTCAAAAGGAAGAAAAATAGCTATAAAGTTAAATCCCCGTCTATGGGAAAGCTTAAAAAAGAAAATAAAAGCTGGGTCTAAAGGAGGTCCAAAAGGTTCTTGGTCGGCGCGCAAGTCGCAGCTTTTAGTGAAGGCATATAAGTCTCGTGGTGGAAAATTCAAAGGAAAGAAAAGTAGGGATAATTCCCTTACAAAATGGTCTCGTGAAAAATGGGATTATGTAAGTAAAAGTGGTCGTAAAAGTAAACGAGGAAGATATTTACCTGAAAAAGTAAGAAAGAGCCTTACTCCAGCTGAAAAAAAAAGAGAAAACAGAAAGAAGGGTAGTAAGAGAGGTAAAAAAGTAAGCTACTCTAAATCAGTTCATAAAAAGATGAAAAAATATAAAATTTATTAATTTTTCTTTTTAAGTATATAAAATGCATTCCAATTGTAAAACTACTAAAATGAGACTTACTCTCAGGCGTGCTAAAAAAGACGTTATAAAGGGTAGACAATCTCTTAAAAAGTCTATAAAAAAATCAGGCCCAAAATCAAAGAGAACTCTTTCTTTAAAAAAATCATTGAGAATAAAAGAAAGGAGCTTAAAATTAGCTAAAGATAGAATAAAACATTTTCTGGCTAAATGTAAAAAAGGCTCTCGTAAAGCTTCAAGAAAAGGTTCAATGTCAAGACATGTTGATCTTCCTACTTTAGAAGACCGTTGTTATGTTGTTGCTGGTTCTGACTTTAAACCTTTACAAATAAAGGGTAAAAAGGGTAAAGATAAACTTATAAAGTCTCTTAAAGCGAAAGGAAAAAAAGGTATAATTAGTAATCTAATTAGATGCTGTGATGGAATTAAAAGAACCCCGACAAAATTTGGGTCTGGACGTGGATGTTAATTTTTTTTAATTTTCTTTTAAATATATAAAATGGCATCAAGAAGAAAAGGTTCTCGTAAAGGTTCTCGTAAAGGCTCTCGTAAAGGTTCTCGTAAAGGCTCTAGAAAAGGCCCAAAGAAAGGTTCAATGTCAAGATATGTTGAGCTTCCTACTTTAGAAGACCGTTGTTATGTTGTTGCTGGTTCTAACTTTAAACCTTTACAAATAAAGGGTAAAAAGGGTAAAGATAAACTTATAAAGTCTCTTAAAGCGAAAGGAAAAAAAGGTATAATTAGTAATCTAATTAGATGCCGTGATGGAATTAAAAGAACCCCGACAAAATATGGGTCTGGACATTAATGTTAATTTTTTTTAATTTTCTTTTATAATATAAAATGACATCATATCGTAAAAGTATAAAAAAGGGTTCTCGTAAAGGTTCCAGAAAATTATCTAAGAAAGGTTCTCGTAAGCGTTCACCTAAAAAAGTGTTAAAAGGGTCAAAGAGAGACGAAGCTATAAAAAAATATTTTAGAAAAGAAATAAAATCTTATGGTAAAGATTACTTCTTAGGTTCAGTATGGAAACATCCTATAAGTAAAAAACAGGTTGGTATAAAGGATAGTGACAGAAAATTATTTAATCAAGTTAAAAAAGAGATGAAAATAAGCGGAAAAAGATGTAATGTAAAGAGAAGTCCTACTGATAAAAAAGAAGACTTGATTAAAGAACTTAGAGCTTATGTTAGATGTTGGGAAAAGAAGACTACTCGTAACCAGGATTTACCTATGTCAAGATTAAAATCAGAAAGTGTGGGTCAAATTAAAAAACACCTTAGTTTTTATAGACAAAATAATAAATATTAATTTTATTTTATAATATATAAAATGGCATCATATCGTAAAAAAGGTTCTCGTAAAACCCATACAAGCAAGCTTAGAAAATCTGTCCTAAGTGCTCAAAAGAAAGTTACTAAGCTTAGACGCACTCTTAAAAAGTCTGTCAAGAAATCAGGTTCTAAATCAAAGAGAACTCGTTCTTTAAGAAAATCCTTGAAAAAGGCAAGAAAGAGCTTAAAGTCAGCTAAACATAAATTAAATAAATATAGTGCTAAATCTATGTTGAAGAAGTCTAAAAAGAGTTCTAAGAAGAAGGGTAAAAAGAAGCGTTCAAGAAAAGGATGTGTTGGAGATGATTGCTGGGATGAATATGAAGATGAATTAATTAGCCAAGGTAAATTATAAAAAATATTAAGGTTAATTCTATCCTGTTATTTTTTATTATTGAAAAACAACAGTAATTTTATGGGAGAAAATAAAGAATAATAATTTAAATGATTTTATCTAGATATTTTTAGTTTTTTCTAATTCTAATTATAAAATGGGTAGAAAGAAAAGCGATTCACCAACATCTTTTCCTTGGGAAAAACTCTTTAGCGAAAGCGATAATGAATTTGACCAAGCTATTTCTTATTGTAGCTCTGACCATATAGGTTCAGACACTGTTAAAAAGGCTGTCACAACAGTTGTCAGCGGTTATAATAGTGGTAGTAAAGTAGCCTTATGTGATAAGATTAAAAATAAGGCTAATCATATAAGACAACAAATCTTAAAAACACCTAATCCTGAAGCTATAAGAACCGATGTTATTGAATTTTATAAAAACACTTTCTTGAAGAAATTTGAAGGAAAGGTCGAAGGTATAAATAATATTGTTATTCCAGCAAGACCAATTCTCCCTGAATTATCACAAGAAGAAAGAAAGATATATGGTTCTCCACCATCATCTCCAAGAGCAAAACCTCGTGTTTTAGATGATGAGGAATCCGGTGCCTTGGGCCCGGAAGATATACCTGAAATTGATATCGGTTCTCTTGAAGATGAAGTTACTCCTTTTGATAAATTATTAGAAGCTCAAATGATTGTTTATGCTTCAACAAAAGCTGAAAAAGATGGAACCGTAAAGTCTATAAATGCAAAAGAATTTTATAATATCTTAACAGACACTTATAAAGGAACTCAAGCTGAAGAATATATGTTAAATAAAGATAATGTAAAGTCAGCTATATCTAACTTGACAATTATGTTAAAGAATAATAAGAATAAAATAAAGGGTGTTTCTGATGCAAAGAAAACCATCTCTAATTCAGCTTTTAAACAGGTTGCACCAGTGTTAAAACCTATAGCTCCACCTTCCCCGCCTAAAGCTCCTGCTCCTCCTAAAGCACCTGCTCCTCTTAAAGCTCCTCCTGTGGTTGAAGAAGAGGAAGATGAAATAGAGCCTGTGAAAGAGGCTATAAAAGAAGGTAGTATAACAGAGGAAGAAATATTAGAATACATTAAAAGAAAAGGATGGAGTGTCCCAACCTCAAAATCAAAAGAAAAATTATGTGACTATGTTTTAACTAAATTATCAAAGGAAGACAAAAAAGAAGATAAAAAGTACGAAGAGCTTTTGGGTAAGGTTGAAGAACTTACAACTAATTTATTTGCTCTCATAGATATGCACGAAGAGCGTATTAAGAAACTTGAAAAGATAAAGAAGAAAAGAAAGGTGTCTTTTGCTGAGAAAGATGAAATTAAAATTATAGAGGAGGAAAAGAAGCAAATTGAAGAGGAAATAACTGAAGTAAAAGATAAGCTTGAAGAAGCAACAAAAGAAAAAGATAAAATTGATACTGAAAAAGAGGTTAAAAAGCGTCTTTGTTTTAGAATGAAGAAATGGTTAGATGAAGATGATTTCGATAGAATTGAAGCTGAACAAGATTTATCTTGCGGTAATGAAGGTATCTGTAACGTTGATGTTGGAGAATGTCAAACATCATCTTCATCATCTGATTATTCAGAAACTATAGGAGCAGCTATTATTAAAGGTAGTAAAGACACCGTTGATAAAATTAAAAGAAAGTTTGAAAAGAAAAAGGTTGTTATTGAAGAAGAAATTATTATTCCAAAGAAGAAACCATTAGTTATTGAGGAGGAAGAGGAGCCTGTAGAAGAAGAAATACCTGTAGTTGAAGAGGAACCTGTAATAGAAGAAGAAATTCCTGATATTGCATCAGATATTGAATTATCAGAAGATGAAGAGGAGCCAAAGGCGGAAGAGGAGCCAAAGGTGGAAGAGGAGCCAAAGGTGGAAGAGAAGAAGATTGAGAAGGTTATAAGAAAATGTAATACTATATCATTAGACGACGATGTAGATGAAGAAACAAGAGCAAAAGATTTGCAGTGCGGAGAAGGTGAAGTATGTAATTTAGATATGAGTATGTGTGTTGTCGAAAATGATGTAAAAGAGCCTATAGAAGAGATGACAATCGGAGGAATGTTAGTTAGAGTTGTTGGAAGTAATGCAATTTTAAATAAATTGAAGGAAAAGATAATGAAGAGTGGAGGGGAAATCCCAGCGGAGCCACAGGAAGAAGAACAGAAGGAGGAAGAGCCACAGGAAGAACCCGCAGTTGATGTATTTAAGTCAAATATACCTGGAGTTAGACCTACATTAGAGAGTATTATACAAGGTATTAAGAGTATATCAAAGAGTACCAATATCGTATCAGAACAGAGTAAAGTTAAGGCTGCAAACAGAAAGTGCTTGGAAAGAATAGCAAAGTGTGCAGGAATTAATATTTAAAAATTATCCTTTAAAAGGAAGAAGAGTATTGAAAAAAGATGGATAATAAACAACTTATTCATATAGCTTGCGAAGGTATAGTTATTGGAAGTGTTTCTTTATATTTTGCAAAACAATTAAAAAAGGCTAATAAAGAGATTGAAGATTTAAAGGAAATTATCTCTAAAAATCAAGCTGCAAATGAAAAGAGATTTGAAGTTTTATTCAATATTCTTGATAGTTTAAATTCTCCTCAACAACAACCACAAAGAAAAATTGTTCCACAACAACAACAACAAAAGAAGGTTACAATTGAGCCTAAAAAGAAACCAGCTCCAATTAAGAAAAAGGTTACACCAATTGAAGAAGAGGTTATTGAAGAACCTGTTGAACAACCGATTGAAGAGCCTGTTGAAGATGAAGTTATTGATTTAGAGGAAGAGACAAGAACCTTATTAGAAGAAGATGTTGAAGAAGATATTGAAGCTTAAAAAATTATTTTATTATAATTAACTTATAATAAAATATGTGGTCTAGAATAGCTGATAAAAAAGAAGAAGAACTTGTGACTGAAAATAACACGGAAGATGATATTAATGTAGTAGAGGTTCCAACCAGCTTTGAAATAATATTTAAGAAAGAAATAGGGAGATTTGTTAGGGAAAATTATGATATGCTTAATTACATCTATAATAAGTGTTTTAAAGGATACGCTCATATAGATAAAAAAGATTTTTATATCTTTGCTTATTATAATAGTAGAAAATGAGCGACACAGAAGAAGAGTTATTTGACCTTGAGAATGAGGAATTAGATTTATCATATCAAAATGTGTATATGACAAGGCACATTTATGATTATATAAAAGAGATGTGTAAAGACACTGATTTATTCTCAGAATTATTAGAAGATGAATTATATGACTTTCTTTACCCGAAAGAATAAGGGTACACGATAATTTTAATATTTTTGTAAAAGTATTAAAATTAAGGTTAAAATTAATTAGCATTTGTAAGAGTAGCTAAAACTGCATCTATAACAGATTGATAATATATTGTGAAATTTCCGTGGTCTGCAATTCCAAGAGTTCCAGGATTTGTTAAATCAACAGGAATACGGATATAGTTATTTGATGTTGGAGATACAGTTGCAGTATAAATAGCTGTTGCAGCAGTAGTAATACCAAATGCTGCATCAGAAGCATATGATACTTCAGTAACAGTCTTAGTTTTACCAGCACCTGTAAAGTTATAATATGGTAATGAAACATCACCAACTGTCATATACTTATCAACAGAAGCAGCACAATCAAAGTTATAACCTGGTTGTTGTGCAATAGGAGCCCCGTTAAGAACAGGAGCACCTCCAGTATAACCATAAGGACAAGTAACTTCATCTAAAGTAGAATACATATGAGCAACACTACAAGAAGGTAAAGTGTAAAGAGGTCTGCTAGGATTACCCCAACCGAGAACATTTTTTAAACTTCTAGCAACAGCACCAGTATATTCAGGTCTATATATTTGTCTAAAATCAGCTCCAGTAATACCATAAATACCACCAAATGAAGGAGGATTATAAGTATAAGTAGCAGAAGGAGGAGCAACAGCGAAAGAATATGATAATAATTGAACTAAATTAACAATATCTTGAGTAAAATTAGCTTTTTGGTCTATATCAGTCCAGAATGGCCAGTAAGTAGCTAAAGCTTCAGGTTGAGCATAGATTGAGTTAGTAGGTTGATTTGCACTAAGTTGAGAAAATAAAAATATGTTAGTTGGGTTTAAAACAAAATTACCAATTTGAGTATTAGCTATTAAACTAACCAAATTTTCAGGGTCTGGGACTGCTCCACATAAGATACGTTTAAAGTTAAAAGCGGAAGCTTCAGATGCAGGAATAGTAGCTGAAACGCCAGCTGAGAATTCATTAACAACACCAGGACCCATAAGACCACCTAATGAATAACCTGAAATAGTGACTGGAAGTGATGAACCGTTATAAATAGCATTACCAAATAAAGCTTTTTGTGTGCTAATACCAGAGGTATACATATTTCTTAAACAACGAAGTAAATCAATATGTGGGTTAACTAGAGACATATAATTAAAGACACAATCATTTTGAGATACACCTAAACCAAAACCATCAGCATCAGTAGTAATATAACCTAAACCAGCTTCAATAGCATAGATTGAAGGAAAGATAATACCATAAGTAGCATCAGCAGGACTTGCAGGGTTAAATTTAGGTATTGCATTAGCAGCTGCAAGTGTTAATCCACCTTGAAGGGTAGTATTTGAGTAAGTTTCCCAACCTACAGCAGCAGAGTTATTACCCGGTTGAAGACCTTTCATATTTAAAACAATAGAACCAGTGTTAGAGATAGTTTGAGGAACATAAACAGTAGCAGAAACTCTTTGAACAGAAGAAGTAGTACTATCAGATGAATAATAAACAACTTTATAAACACTTACAGGTTGAGCTGGACCTACTAAAGAAGGAACTGGACCAGTCCAACAATTAGCAGGGATAGTATAGATTAAATCAGAACTAACAAATTGACCTCTAGTCCAGTTATTACCATAGGTTAATGAAGCTACGGAACCAGACATAGAAGTAGTAGTTGAGTTCAAAACAGAAACACTACCAGACATAGAAGTAACAGTTGAATTCAAAGTTGTGGTAGAAGTGTTCAATGAAGCGACACTACCAGACATAGAAGTAACGGTTGAATTCAAAGTGGAAGTTTGGTTCTGTAAAGTAGTAATATCCGAAGGATTGTTAAAATAAACAGTTTGAGTAGCCATTTATAATTAGTGAAGATAAAAATAAAAAAAATAATGGAAAAAAAATAATATAAAAAAAAATATTTTTTTTGTCGTTTCTTTTAACCTTAAATAAAAATATTTTAAATTATTCTTCCGAAAAGCTCAAAAGAAGTGTTTTTTAAAACATTTATAAAGAGGCTTAAAGAAAGCGATTTTCTATTAATAAAAACACAAGATGCCTGCAAAAACTCAATCCAAGAAAACCGAAACTCCTGCTCAAGTCGCTGCTCCAGTTGTTGAAGCTACTCCAGTCGTTGAAAAGAAAGCTCCAAAGAAATCTACTAAGAAAGAAGAAGTTGCACCTGCTCCAGTTGCACCTGTTGTTGAACCAGAAGTTGAAGCATCTGAAAAGAAAGAAAGAAGAGTTGTTTCAAAGGAAACTTTACACGGTGACTTTGAAGCTTTATTATCAAAGATTAATGCTGAAGTTGATAGATTACGTGAAACTAAACCAAAGGCAAAAGGTTCTAAGTTCTTAAAGACCCTCAACAAAGATATTAAACAATTACACAACGATGTCTTAAGAGTTACTAAGTTCAAGAGAAATGGTGACCGTAAAACTTCATCATCATCTGGTTTCTTAAAGCCAGTTAACATCTCATCTGAATTAGCTAAGTTTACTTCTTGGGATGCAAACAAAGCATATTCTAGAACTCAAGTAACTAAGTTTATCTGTAACTATATTAAGACTAAGAAGTTATATGATGAAAAAGATAAACGTAATATCATCTGTGATGCAGCTTTAAAGAACTTATTGAAATATGACCCTGCAAATCCACCAAAAGATGAAGCTGGTAAAGCAGTTCCATTAACTTATTTTAGACTTCAACAATACTTGAAATCTCACTTCAAGACTGTTGCTGGTAATAATGTCTCAGTTGAAGAAGACTTAGAATAAATGTAAAGTATCTGGTGCCTTAAGTCCAGTAAAAATTAATTAATATATTATTAAAGTATAATTTACTCTAATAATAAGCTTAAAGAAAATTATTATTTAATTAAAGAATGAAAACAATAGTTGATTATACAAATATAGAAAGAGACTATATTTATCTCATACGAGAACGTGAATTTATAAGGTGCGACGAACCCACATATAAAATAGGTAGAACTCAACAAAAACCTTTTGTTAGGTTTTCACAGTATCCTTCTGGGTCTGAAGTTATACTCTTTGTCTTAGTAGATGATTGTAAAACGACCGAAAACCGACTTATAAATACCTTTAAAAAATCTTTTATCCATAAAAAAGAATATGGAAATGAATACTTTAGCGGAGACGTAAAAGATATGATTAAAACTATATATACTATTATATTTAATAATAGCCCATCTCTTAACGATAATATTAAAAATACCCTTAAATTAAAAGATGAAATTTTAGAGCTAACCGAAACACGACTTTTATCGACAGAAGAAAATCTTAAACTAACAGAAGAAGAGCTTATAGCAACCAGAGAACTTGTTAAATTAAAAGATGAAGAACTTTTAACAATTAAAAAAGAATATGAGAAACTAAATTCTTCTATCTTAGATTTAGCCTTAAATAATACAATTTCTAAAGAAAAGGTAATTAATCCTGAAGTTAAGAAGAAAACTGTTGTTATAGAAAATGATTTAACGATAAGATTAAAAAATATGTATAAGTATTCTAAAAATATATCTTCTCACGCTCATATCTCATACTTAATAAACGAGTTAAAAAATAAAGGCATAGATACAACCCAAAAAGAGGTTATAGAAGAAGTGACTAAGTTAGGGGGAAAAGTATTTGAGAAAAAAATAGGCGATGAAAGTTATTTTTGTGTTGGTATTAACCCTCTTTAATTTATTTTAAATTTTATTATTATTTCTTTTAATAATAATAAAATATGACCTCAATTGATTACGCAACTATTGACTTTAAAGAACACATCGTCAATAATATCATCAAACCTGGTTATAAGAAAGAAATTGAAGACTACTCTTACAACAGAGTTATGTGGAAGAAACGAGGTATGAGATTTGAAACTACAAGCAAGATATTTATTGGCTTTGGTTCCATTGCTTCTTTTGCTGCAGGTGTTTACGGATATCAAACCCTCTCATTTGTTAGTGGGGCAATTTCAACCATATCTCTAGTCTTCTTACAATATGCTAATTTTTCTTATAAGGAAAGTAAAAAGTGTCACAACGACCTTAATAATCTCCTTGAAAATATAGGTATTAAAAAACTCCCTGAATTAAGCGCAGGAACTCAAGATGATGGTGGTATGATGATGAAAAAAGGGTCAATTTCATCACCAGTTGTAGGAACTGGTTATACCGTAAAATCTCCGTATCCACAACAATATACACCT